GTTATACTCCTTACGAATAAGGGGCTTGTTCATGAGTTTATTAGCTGCTTGCCTGGGAGAAGTATATCCGGCTTTGTAGGCACACTCTACAAGAGATAATCTCGGATTATTGACCGAGATCCAAATAAAGTTGCGTTGTCGTCTGTTAAGGGAGTTATCAAGATTGCAATATTCTATGGGAGCTTCTTCTTCAGCAGATATTATAGGTTCATATTCTAAGTTATTTTTTCTATATCCCATGTTTGCATATTAGAGTAGAGGTAGATTTTAATAATACCTACCCCCACTTTACCCTAAAGTGTATTGTGAGGATACTTGATGATCGTATATTCAGTCAAGTAGTTTCTCATATATTTAGTAAGTTTTTCTCATTCTCCTGTGACAAAAATGAAAAAAATACAATATTCGTCAAAAGCCCATTCTTATCATGTTTTTAACTGTCATGACATTATGACAATAATTGACATTAATCTATTTATCAGCAGTTTTGTCAATATATTGCGATAAAACCTCATCAACTAACTTGCGAACTTCCTTATCCTGGAACTCTAAACTAAGCTGTGCCAGGCAAAAACTAACAGTGGCCAGTGAAATGTTGATCCTATCTTCGCCTCTATATACCATGTTATCAAACATAGTATCTAAGCGTTTAATAACTTCTTGTAGTGTGGGTTTCCCCATCTTGTCTTTAATCTCTACAATTTTAAGCATACCGCATGATAACACGATATTTTTAACAATGGCTATAGTTTGAGTCTTGCTGGTATAACCTGGTTCCAATTACAGTCATCACAACAACGTCCTACCTTTACAGGATAAGCATTGTTGCCTTGATCCCAAACTACCTTGCCTTTGTTATCTTTTAAGGGTTTGATGTATCCATTGCAGATACAACACCTTACTCTATCTAGTTCAGTTATCTTCATGATCCATATTCTCAAAGATATGCTTAATAACCTCTACAGTCCAACCATTACCCAACATCTTATATCTTTGTGTGTTTGATACGTGATCCGTGTAGTTATCTGGGACTGTTTGCAGTCTTTCGCACTCTAAAGGCGTTAGTTTACGCCAATGTAGTTCGTCAACACTATCCCATTCATGTCTATCGTATGATCTTCTACCACCGGCTCTAACTGTTTTAGACTTCTCTCTTATTGGAGATACAACTAGGCTATCCTTATTGACTGTAGTTATAGCATTTGACTTATCATCTTTGCGTAATTCAAGCATCTGTGTTGTTTGATTGGCAACAGAACTACCATCACGATCCTTTCTTTTACCATCTTTATCATAGGCTCTACCACGAAATGCACCACCAGTTACTACCTTTGGCTCACGATTACCACCTTGACAAGTATTTACTGTAGGAGACTTACCATCTGGACTATAGACTCTTTTAAGTATGTCATGTCCATTGATATCAACTGCAACACCAACTTGCTTGGGTGTAGTCTCTATATATTGCTCAGTATTACTTGCTGTGATTGTCGGAGATTTACCATCTTCGCTATAAACTCTTTGTTTTGTTTCGTAAACACCATCTCTGTATTCAAACTCCATAACCTCTTTATCAAAGACATCTGTTTTAATACCCAATACTTCCTTAAGTTTTAGCCATACATTGTCCCCAGGTATTGAAAAGCTACTATCAGTTCTAAACCAATGCTCTACTTTGGTCACTGGCATATTAGTTTCTTCAGCTATCTGCTTGTTTGTCTTACCAGACTCTTTCTTCATTTCTCTTAATAGATGTTGTAGCCCAGATATGTTGACTTCATGCTTTCTAACCTTTACCTCTTCGACATTCATGCCTACTTTAATTGGTTTATTCACCAACTGTCTTCGGTGTTTCTTTTTATATTGTTCAACACTTGCACCTTTAAAATAGTTTGCATCTATACAATGTGATTTATCCCTTTCACTATCAAAGTTATCCTCTAATATGTCTCTTAAAACTATGCCTTTATCTTCTGGTTGCTTAATTCCTGGTATGTTAGTCCAATAATATCTTTGCCTTGATTGAGCACTTAGTAGCGAACTATTTATAAAAATGGGTTCTATTCCGAAAGGGATCTCTGGATAACACTCTGATACTTGTTCAGATATAACTTGTAAGAACTCTTTTTTCATTCTTACGTTTTCTAACAAGAAGTATTTTGGCTTTATTTCTTTTAATAATCTTATGAACTCAAAGAACAATGCAGATCTAGGATCATCAAAAGCAAGTTGTTTACCAGCAAAACTAAATCCTTGGCAAGGAGATCCAGCTAGTATAAGATTTATGTCTTTGTAATCTTTCGGATCTAGGTTGCAGATATCTCCCACTTGCTCTATATCTGGATAGTTAGCCTGGCTAACTTGGATAGCATACTTATCTATCTCACTTGCATAATACTTTTCTACTGGTATGCCCAGTTGATCTAATGCAATACGACCACAAGACATACCATCAAATAGACTTAATACTTTCATAGCATAGCTTCCTGTCTATTATCGTCATCATAGAAATTAATTATTTCACCCTGGGGATCACAAGCTTCCATACCAACATTAATAATATGGTATTTTTTGTATGCTGATAGAACCGAATCAACTTTTTTATCGTTGTAATCATCTACAGCTTGTTCATAGGAAAGTCTCATCATTGTATAAAGATTGTTTGATTTACTCATTATTTTACCTCTCTTAGTTTCTTTATGTAATTTACTTTGTTACGCATAGTAGACATTATACATAAAATATTATAATATACAAAGTATACACATAGAGGAGTAAATTATGAGTAAAAAAGAAGTAAACGTAACTGATATCTTAGATGAAGTTATCGGTATTACAAATCCATCTAAGGAAGACTTAGAAAAACAAATAGAGCAAGATAAAATTAATTACCTTGTTTGGCAATGTGGTGTTGCTATTAAAGAACTGCAATCAGCAGTAGATGATATTACTAAATCTAAGGAGGCATCATGAAAGTACCAGATATGTTAGAGGACTATCCTCACAAACAGATTGGAGATGCTATTTACTTTCCAAACTTAGATAACCAAGCCTATCATAACGGTCCTGGTATATCTTCATCTAATATAAGAAGGTTTAGTCAGAGTCAGCTTCATGCACTTGAAGAGGTTATTGAACCAACTTCAGCCATGAACTTTGGATCTGCTGCTCATTCATTAATTGTAGAGGGAGAGGGTGCATTTTTTACTGATGTTGTCTGTATAAGTGGATCTCCTTATACCAATGCAAATAAATTATTAAAACAAGAAAGTCTTGCTAAAGGTTTGACTGTTATTAATGAAAAAGACAAAGATACTATATATAGTATGAAAGGTAGCTTAGTACCTGAATCAAGTGCTTATCTAAATCCAGATAAAGACTTTCCCCAGGTTTTAGATTCACCCTATGAGGTATCACTATATTGGTATGAACAAGGTTTGCTTTGTAAAACTAGAGCAGATGTTGTTTTAAATCCTTTTGATATGCCACAAGCAAACAACTCCGTAGTGCTTGTAGATTATAAGACTACTAGCGATTGTTCTGTCAGAGGCTTCACAAACTCTGTTAGACGATATTCTTATGATCTTCAAGCAGCATGGTATAAACGTGGCTTTGAAGCTGCAGGATTCCAGGTGCATGACTTTGTATTTGTAGCACAGGAAAAGAAAGTACCCTTTGCAAACAAAGTATTTAAGATGAACCATACCGACATGGAAGTAGGTTGGAACTATCTAAGTGATTACTTAGAAGAGTACAACAAGGTATTAAATGGTCAACCAGCAACGATATATAACAGTCCTAATGTTGTAGATCTTGATACTGGTAATTTTTATAGAGAGGAATAATATGAGGTTTTGGAGAAAATTAGATAGATTTCTTGATAGAAAATGGAGAGAGGTTTCTTCTTATCTTTATTATTTAGCAGATAAAAAAGTAGAAGAGGAAGATATAGATTGGTTAAACATGCATAACAACATGATGGAGGATAAAAAAAATGACAGATAATGTAAACCACCCGGCACACTACCGAACAGGATCCGTGGAATGTATAGATGCAATTAAGGCCGCTTTGTCTAGAGAAGAGTTTAAAGGCTACCTAAAAGCTGCAGCAATTAAGTACATTTGGAGAGAAGATCATAAAGGTAGGAACATAGAGGATCTTAAAAAGTCTGTATGGTATCTCAATCGTTTAATTAAAGAATTAGAGGAGAGGTAATGGATATGAGCCTCTATGCCGTATTAGGCATTCTTCTACTTATGATTTATGCCTTTATGCAAAACAAATAAAAAAGGGGCATAAAGCCCCTTTATTTTATCCCTTAGATTAAAAAGGAGGGATCATTTCCTTTGGTGGACTCATTTCAGAATCAGCTTCTGGCAGATACAATCGGATCTTAGTCTTCTTAGTATTCACCACTCCATTGTCGCCCTGAAACTGATCTTCAATCTGTTCAGTCTTTAACACCAGTCTCTTACCAACAAAGTCGCTATGGTTCTCTGGATACTTCTTAAAGCCAACAGCTTTCGTAAGCCTGGTAAATATCTCCGTGCTTATTCTTTTGTTGTCTTCGTTAGTAGCCCAAAGGTTATACCATTCATTATGATCACGATACTTACCGCCATCTAATTGAAATGTAACCTTTAGCGTATGATTACCTGCTTTAGACTTGTATTTGTCTGTAGCAATAACCTTTGCGTTATGTTCTCCATCCGGAGCAAGAGGGACACCACCACCTGATGATAGTTCCTCCAAGTTATCAAAAAATTCTACATCACCGAAATCAGACATTTGCTTCTCCTATATTGTCGTTAGTTAATGTAAACCCTAACTTTTCAATTAAGGCAGTTATGTTTGGCTTCTCAAAAGCCTCCAGCTTTCCACTACGATCTTTAGCTTTATAGCCTTGACCATACGTAGTTTGTAGCCATCTCGTTTGGACATTTTTACCGTCCTCATCTTGATCTTCAATGATGCGAAGTGCAAGAACTTCATCAAAGAAGTATGTAATTGATTCGCCTAATTTAGTACCGACCATTTTAGGTGCGTGTCTTAATACGCCATCATCATTAACCACATCTTCTTTACAAAGAAATAATACATGCATATTTAGATCTCTAAATGCACGCATTAAATTTGTTACAGATTCCTGGACATTACCGTATGCCATACGTGGATCTTTACTACGAGACTTCTCCCATGTAAGTAAGATCTCACTTATTTCCGATACTGAATCTAAGCATACTGTATCGTATTGTAATGCTCCAGACTTCAAAGCATTGTGAAGTTCCATAACTTCTGATGCTTCTTTTACTTCAATAGCCTCAACATTGTTTGCATCTTTAATAGATAACAAACCAGCTTCAGCACTTATAACAAGTACCTTACCTGGTGCGGTTTTAGCTAATGTAGTTTTCCCTGCTCCAGCCATACCATATACCAAGATTTTTGCACCTTGGTTTTGTACTAACTTTTGCGGAGACACTATTCTATTTTGTATTTCCATATCTACTTCTCCTGTAGTAATAAATTTAACTTGCATATTATATAACACATAGATACAATATGTAAAATATTATTTTTACATTATGTTGAAAAGGAGAAGTAAATGGACAACATCAATAAAGAAGACCTGACATGGCAAGCGAATTATTATTTTAGGACAAAGACATTAGCAACTAGAAAACTTAAGGAATTTGATACTATGGGAATTAAACCAAACCACACCGACAGGAAGGTAAAGAAGTATTCACTTAGAGATTACATTGAGTTTTTAGGACAAAAAGAAGCTGCAATAAAGTTTGGTTGTTCTGAAGCATCATGTAAGTCTTGGAGATACGGATATAGACAACCTACTATTAATCAAGCAAAACAAATCATACGAGCAACTGAAGGTCGTTTAGATTATGAGTCTATTTATGGACCTGTATCTGAAATACTAGACACAGAAGCTTAAAGTGTTTCAGCTTAATATAACTGAGGACGACACATCCTTAGAGCAAGCACTTGCCTATTACGATGAAGGCTATAATGTTGTACCTCTACAAAGATCCAACAAAAAGCCACCATCTTTTCTAGGTAGTTGGGAGCAATACAAACAGTCAAGACCTGAAAGAAGCCTTGTAGAATCATGGTTTAAGGGCAGAGACAACTTACAAGTTGCACTTGTCTGTGGTAAGTTTGTGGTCGTTGATGCTGACTCTCCAGAGGCTATGGACTGGGTAGAAAAGAATATGCCTGCTTGTCCATTTAAAGTTATTACTGGTAAGGGTATGCATTACTATTACAACAACCCAGAAAACTACACTACCTTTGCCACAAGAAGAACTAACGACACTCCTATTGAAAGACTTATAGATATAAGAGGAGTTGGTGGATTAATAATTGCACCATGGAATAGACATGCTAATGGTCAAGTATATAAACCTGTTACCTTCCCGGACTGGAAGATCTATGACCACAATGATTTACCAGACTTCACAGAAGTTGAGTTTCAAAAGATAACTGGCGTACCAAAGACAGATACAGGAGTTCAAACTGCACCCTTCTCATTAGATGGTGTATTAGAAGGATCCAGGAATGATGGAGCTGCAAGAATTGCAGGCTACTTGATATCTAAAAGTGTCAACATAGAATTTGTAAAGATCTTTCTACAAAACTGGAACAAAAATAACAATCCACCCTTACCACAAACAGAGATAGATGGCGTAGTAGAGAGCGTCAAAAGTACACACGATAGAAAAAACAAGATAGCACCATTATTTATACAAGCCACAGAAACCATACAAAAACCAAAAGATCTATTCAATCCTCCTGGCCTTCTTAAAGACATGTTTAAGTTCTGTGAAGAGATAGCACAAGTACCACAACCAGAACTATCACTTGTTGGTGCATTAGCATTAACCAGTGTTACCTGTGGTCGTATCTATAGAACCAACATGAATAACTTTTCATCTATGTATTTCATGGGTATAGCTAAGTCAGGTCAGGGTAAAGAGAATATAAAAACATTTGTAGAGTCAGTCTTAAATGCTTCAGACCATGAAAAGCTTGTTGTAGGAGATGGTTATACATCTAGTGGTGCTGTGCATTCGGTATTAAAGATGCGACCAACACAGATAACTATAATGGATGAGTTCGGTAAAAGATTAGAAGCCATAAGTAATTCAGGTAATACCAATAAAGAAGATGGCATACAAACACTTATGGAAGCCTGGGGTCGTTGTCATGGTACTTTGCGACCAGATAACTATTCACTTATGAATGTCCAAGAACAATACAAAGAACAGATGATGAGCCGTGTGACCCACAAACCAGCAATAACATTGGTTGGCTTATCAGTACCTAAGAATTTTTACAGTGCGTTAAATGGTGGCAGGATTGCAGACGGGTTCCTAAACCGTTTTGTAGTCGTTGAATCTACAGAGCCAAGGAGAGTGGGTGAACTCAAAAGATTCAAATCGCCACCAACCTCTATTGTCAACTGGGTAAACTATGTTAGAAGACAAAGAGGAACTATGAGTGATCTATCTAGGGATAATGCAGAGTTAGATCTTGATCAGATAGTATTGAACTTTGACAGGGAATCAGAAGAGATCCTACAAGACTTTGCTAGAGAGATAGTTAAACGACAAGATATACTTGAAAAAGATAACCTAGAACCTCTTCTAAGCCGTTCTAAAGAGAAAGCTATGCGTATGGCGTTGTTATGTACTCTGGCAACTAATGCTGATGCTATGACCATTACAGGAGATGTAACACGCTGGGCTGTAGATTTTATTAGATACTATGACTTATTGTTTATAGAAGCTTGTAGAGATAAGGTGGCTAGTAGTGCAACCGAGTCTAAGATTAAACAGGTACTATCGTTTATCAGATCCAGGAATGGCGAGGGTATATCTAAACGAGAGGTAGATAGACACGAACTATTTAGAAGTATGAAGTCTTATGAAGTAAAAGAGATTATTGAAAGGCTTAAAAACGCAGGGGAGATACAAGAGGTTGAGATCAAAGTCGGTGGTAAAGGCAGACCAGCTAAAAGGTTTGTAGCTGTAGATCCTACCTTCTTTGAAGATAACTAAAGTACAGGTCTGCCAGCTACCTGTTCTGCAAAGTCTAATCTTTCTTGCGACATTGGATCTGTTGGTGTCTGCGTAGGCTGAACATTTGGGAGTTGTGGTAATTGTTTAATTGGTGCAGTAACTTGATTTCTAAGTTGTTGGAACATGTTTAGACCTTGATTAGCTTGTCCCTGAACATCATCACCAGTAATACCGATAGCTGTTGCACCAGTTCCTAAACTTTTTTCTAGCAAAGTATTTGCACCTTCGGCAAATGGAACAAGCTCACCATCTACATACCTTAATCCAGCTTGTCTAGCGGCTGTGTTAAATAATTTAATAGCCTGTGCAATAGATCCTTGATCTGTTTTTGCCATTAAACTTACAAAAGTTCTATTAGTAAATAAAAATCTGACTAAAGCTAAACTTGTTAAAACAGGTAATGTTGCTAATGGAGCAAAAACAATACTAGCAGCAATACCAGCCGCTATAAGTCCACCAGCTCCACCGCTTCTACCAGATTCACCAATCGTTAATACATCTACTTCTTTTTGGAAGTTTCTTAGACCTTTGGCTATATCTCTGCCAAACATAGCTTCTAGTGTTTCATCACCATAAGTATCTAATGCTGTTTTAAGGTTTTGATGTTTAAATAAATCAGTAATCTTACCTTTGCCATTAAAATCTATAGATTTAGCTAAGAGCTTTTGCATACTAGCTTGTTGAATACTGTTAAATACTTCTGGAGTATCTTTTAGTGTTTCTTTCAGTAATCTAATGTTTTCAGCAGAGCCAGGTCTAAATATTTTATTTACTGTTTCTTCCACACCCGCTTGTGGTAGTTGTGATATAGCCCTGTTTGCTTCAAATCTAGCTCTTTCTTCTGAAGCTTTTGCCAAATCTTCAAGACCAGCAATAAAAGCTCTACCCTGTGCTTCAGCGTTAAGGCCTTGACTTGCATTTTTTACAGTAAAGTTATTTACTAAATTTTTAAGTGCTTGAGGTTTTAAATTAGGTTTAATCATATTTAATTGATTAATAGTCTGTAATACACGTGTGCCTGATTGCTGTCCTGTTGCTGAGTTGGTAAATAAAGAGTCAAATTTACCTGCATTTTCCATATCAAATTTCAACATTGATCTTGCAAACTGTGTAAAATCTACATCTGTCAAACCATCTTTTGTTGCACTTTGAAAGGCATCTGCAAATAATCTGTTTTTTAGTTGTGCTTTTAATGAATTTTCGGTGGTAATCTTTTCACCAGCCTCATTTAACTTAGTCTTACCAGTTTTTTCTAGATACTCATCATACTCACGCAAACCTTTAAATATGTTGTTTAGTTGCGTATTACTGCCTTTTAGTATTGCTTCTGAATAAACCTTATCTGCATTTATAGATCCCTTTCTAGCATTAGAAATAAGTTTATCCATTTCTATACTGTCAAATGGTTGCATTCTTTCAAAGTGTAGTTTGTTAGCTTCTCTTAAGTCGTCTACTGCTCTTTTTATTACTTTGACATCTTTAGGCATTAATCTATAACCAGAATTTGCTAATGCTTGAGATATCACTTTATTACCATCTTGTGCAAGTTCAGTAAGTATGCTGTCACCATTATTAAGACTTACACCATTTTTCATGTTGTAGTCATCAAGAGTTCTCATAACATCTGTAAGTAATTTTCTTTCGTGTGATGATCCAATAACCTCTGTGGTGAAGTCTCTTATGTTGCTAATATCATTTCTTATTTCTTGTAGATTAATACCAGGAGCATCACCGTCAACAGCTTCCTTAGCTCTCCTAGACATATTTGCTAATATCCCATCTAATTGTTCTACAAGACCACCAGATATTTCTTGTCCTGGTTGTTTTAATTTCCAAAAATTACCACTGTCTTTGTAAGAGGCAACAAGATCTTGTGCAACTCTAACATGTTTAAGAATTACTCCATTGATAGCTTTATTTATAATTCTTGCCTTGTTGGCTTCTGTTTCTGTTTTAGGACCTGTAAATACTGGATTGCCACGATTATCTATTGTTACATTATCTGGGCTTGCTATGTCTAAAAACTTTTGATCAACAGCTCTGTATCTTTCTCCACTAGCCCTTGTGACTGCCCCTCTTGCAGAACTTAAGGTATCTTTGAGTGTCTCACCAAAAGCAAACCTGGAAGGTACATTGCCATAGTTACTAACCTCTAATACATCAGCACCTATGTCTTTTAATAATTTTTGTAAAGCAGTAGTAACATCTTGCTCATCAAGTCTTAGTTTTTGTAGTGCAGCATTTACTGATTCATCTAAGCCTTCTTTTGATGATTCGGACATATATGAATTAAGTGCAGCTCTTTCTTTTTTTATACCAGATAAAATATAGTCTAATTCAGCTCTCAATGCCGCTGCATTTGCAACATCCCTGTTGTTACCTATAACCTGCTCAGCAAATTGTTGATATTTACCTGGTAACATTTTTCCTAATGTTGTCTGAGATGGTATTGCACCACGTGAATACTTGTAATCAAATTTTTTAACCCTACCATCTTTCATGGCTTTTTTAATTTCTTTTTCGGTTGCATCTCTGCCAAGACTTTCATCAAGTTTTTGCACATCATCCCAACTTCTATTTTTTGATAATTGATATACAATTCTTTGATCTTCTATAGGTGCTCTTTTACCCAAAAACATTCTGTAAACTTTTGCTGGTAGTTCGCCAAAAACACCTTGACCTACAGAACCAATTATAAATTCTTCTTGCAGTAAATCTGTAACTTCATCACGATCTTGTAACTGAAATCCCTCTAAAGTATCTAAATATTCTTCACCACCTTTTCCTATAGCAGATGCGCCACCAGCCACAAAAGTATTAGCTAATGGTTTTCTTCCACCAAATAAAGAAGTAAATGCTTTTAATATTTTAGTTTGTGGCATAAATGCTAGTACGGTTGAAGCTACTGGCCCAGCTATTCCACTTAAATCAGCCGCATCCCCTGTTTTAAGGTTAAAGCTATTTTCATCAATAATAGTGTTTAGATTAATAGTTGAGCCATCTTGCAATCTTCTTTGTTGAACAGGTTGTCCTAATAACTCTAAACCATAAGGTGTCAAAGCAATTTGACCTTTAGTATTTCTGACATAACCAGCAGTACCAACTGTATTTTCCATTATGTCTTCTTGTTCAGAAGGTGATTTTGATTTTTTTACTTTGGTAAAAAGCTGATCTAAGACTTCATTTTCTTCCGTCATTTTTTCAGCTCTACCAAGTTTTTGTCGTAAATCTTGTAAGTTGACACCAGTTTCATAGTCAAAGAAAAGCTCATCATAAAATGGTGATACAGCACCTTTGGCTATTTCTGCTTTTACTTTTTTTCTTGCTTCGTCTTCTGTCTGTGCGTCCATTATTTGCGACACACCTGGAGCTATGTTGACTCTATATCTTGGCATTATGTACCAGGCTTACGAAGATTAATATCAGTAATTGATTTTGATCCAGCTCCGATTGGTTGACCTCCAAAAGTAGCTCTTGCAGATGCTGATTGAGAAGCATAGGGATCAATTCCTAGTATAGATTTTAAACTTGGCAACATATCTGTGTAGAAACGCTGTCCATAAGTTCCTTGTGCAAATAAAAAGTCACTATTTGTTTGTATGTTGCTATATCTTTCAGCATTATTTGCAGCTAAACCACGTCTTGATTCTTTTAGTTTACCTAAAACTGAACTTACACTTTCAAACACAGATAAGTCACCAAACACTCTTTCTATTATTTCTCTATCCTTGTCTGATATTGTTCTACCCGATTCACCTAAGATAGCTTGTAGATTCTTTTGTTTTACAACTTTAGTTAATTCTGCAACCTTAGAGTCTGCTGATAGACTGTCAAAGTCTTTACCCATACCAGCAAAAGCAAATCCTTTATCGACTAAACTGGCTATAAATCCACCGAATCCACCAACAGGTTTGCCAGTTGCTTCTGCATCTTCAATAATTTCTATTGCATAATCAACAAAACCAACACCAGCTAGTCCACCTTGAAAATCAGTTATGTCTCTTTTAACATTGTTATTAAGCTCTAGTATTTTTTCTGGTTTCATAATATCTGGAATATTGTCTCCAGCAGATTTTGCTTTTTCTACAGCTACTGCAAGTGCTAAATCTCTTTCGTATTTTTTCTTCTCTTGTTCTTCCATTAAGTCTCTAGCTGCTCTTTCTTCACCAGCTTTAGCTGCACCAAGTGCAAGACCTTCTCCCATTTGTCCAGTTCTTGCTAGTTCACCACCAACATTTCTAATAAAGTCTAGGAATCTATCAGAACCAAATAGCCCAGTTGTCTCTTTTGGTACTACAGGTGCTTTGGCTGTATTAAATTCTTCCTCTGTTACTGTTGTATCAACTTTGTCTAATTCTATTTTTGGTATATCAAACTTACCATCAAACTTATCTTGTGTTTCTAATAAGCTATCTGCTTCTGTTTTATTTATATCAACCAAGGATTCTATCGGAGTTAGTTCTTCTAAAGCTTTAGCAATGGTTGGGTCTTGTAGCAATCTACCTTCTGGTAAAGGATCACCAAATTCGTCTTTGCCAATCATTGCTTTTTCATAAGCAAGTCTTCTTTGTGTTGATTCTAAAGGACTCATAACGCCCAATGTTTCACTCTCTGTAACAGGACCTAGTGTTGGTAATTCTTCAATAACGGTTGGTTGATCTAAAACATCTTTTGTTTCTACAGCTTCAACTACAGGTTGTTCTATAGCTTCAATGTCTTTTGTAAAGTCTTGTATATCACCAGATTTTCTAATTATTCCCTCTAACTCTTCTGTAGTTCTACCAGCTCTATCTGCGACAAGTTTAAATCCTGCTGCACCTTCACCATAAAAAGGAGAATCATATTGAGCAATACTTTGTGCTAACGGCATTTTTTCTAATTGTTCTTCAGAAAATATTTGTCTAGTTAAACCACTTGCAATCGGTCCTAAAACACCTTTAGCAACTCTTCCATAATCTTGAAATGTTGAGCTCATGCTTGCTGGCTTCATACCAATATTTTGTGTAAATGGCATAGCCTTTCTTTGCGTAGCTTGATCTAATATAGATTTTAATTCTGGAGAAAATACTATTTGACCTGCATCAGCACTATTTTTTAAAGCAAATAAATCGTTGTCAGGTAAGTTATTTATTTTTTGCTGAAATGTATTTACATCAAAGGTTTGTGTTTTACCATCTGCATAGGTGACAGAGCCACCAGCTTGGAACATTTTACGATTCATAAAGTTCATTAGCCTTGTCCTTGTCTTGGGGCTAAAGCACCATAGGCACTAAATGCCGCACCTAGTCCTGCTGCTGAAGGATCTGTTGGCATACCATATCCAGAGTCAATCTGTGTTTGTGATGCTTGATAACCAGGTAGCATAGAACCAATTTGTCCTAATACATTTAATGGTCTTTGCTGTTGTCCTAGTTGTTGCTGATAGATTCTACCTAGACCAGTCTCAGCAATACCTCTACCAATACCGCCATATCCAGATAGTTCGCCTCTTTGTCCTGCTCTTAGACCTTCTTGAGTTGAACCTATACCACCAATCTGGCTTCCGTATCCAGCTAATTGTGATCCTAGTTGTGACGCAGCACTTCCTCTGCCAATGCCTATACCCATAAGCCCTTCAGCTCCGGTTCTTTTAGCTGCTTGCTGTCTTGCAAACTCACCCAATCCAGTTGCTTGTGCACTTTGGAAGCCTTGTGATCTTATGTTGCCTAATGCTTGTGCTAAACCTTCTCCTAGAGACTCTCTACGTTCTTCAGCACCTAGTCTTGCTCTACTACCACCAAAGGCACCAGAACTAATTTCACGAGCTCTTGAGGCTATATCTTGCTTATCTCCAGCTTCCATTACATCTTGTATGGTTTTTTGTACCACTGCATCCTCGTAAGGATTATAGAACTGCTGAGTCATGCTTGGGTCATAAGCACCCATAGTATCTTTGTATATTTCTTCAGCTTGTGTGTAATAAGGATCTTGTAGCTCTTCAGCCCTTCTTGATTGTGATATAGCCTGATTTACTAAATCTCTATTTTGTTGTAGGAATGGTTCAAAACCACCAAGACCAGCAACAGCTTGTTGTCTTGCTAGTAATTCTAATGGAGATAAACCTGCTGTTTGTTGTAATGGTACATCACTGCCGATAAGGTTAGATCCAGCTTGTTGTAGTTGCTGATAGAAACCTGGTGAATCTTGAGTACCAAAGTATAAAGATCTAATTAATGGGTCTGTTAGTTTTTCAGATGTCTGTTGTTGTAACAACACAGGATCTATTGCACCCATAGGCATTTGTGTTTGTGTAGGGTCTGCTCCAGCCGTAGGTGCCACTGCAGCTGGCTCGGTAGGAGCAGGTTGAACTGGTGGTGTAGCTGAAGTTATCCCAGGAGGAGGTGTAAGTTCTCCTGTTGTAGTTGGTGCTGGGACTGGAAGATTAGGTAGATAGTTACGTAATCCATTATCAGGCATTTCAAGATTTCCACCTGGGCCGTAGCTACCAAATCCTATTGGAATACTTGGGCCTGGGTTCTTCCTTAACTCTTCGAGAGCGTCTAACGTAGCTTGTGAAGGCATTTTGCCTGTACTAGGTGCTGGGTTTGCATTAAGAGGCACTTCACCAAATTGTCTATCTAAACCATAATTACCAATTCTAGTATTAGGGTCAAGCATACCTATGTCTGGTGGTGTTGTAGGTGAATCAAATCTAGGATCTGGCAATCCACCTCCAGGTCCACCGATTGACATGAAATCATCACGCTTGGGTGGTAGCAAGTCTGGTCTTATTGATATAGGACCACCTGGTCTTTGTGGTCGTCCGTTACTTTGATATCCAGGATCTCCTGGTTGTAATGCGTAATCATCTGCAAATCTAACAGTTGTTCCTCTAGGACCTGTTTCTAACTTCATGTTGTCTGGTAAGTTATTAGGATCTACCATATTACCGTATGGATCTCTTACCAAGCCATTGTTTTGCATAGGTGGTACATTACCACTACCAGGAACTAATGGTTGAGCCATAATTGGTTCTACTGTAGGTATTGAAGGTTGAGGTGCTTGTCTTTGTGATAGCTCATCAATTCTTTTTTGCATGTCTGCAAATCTAGTATCAAAAGCAGATAAGTCTGGTGCTTGAGGTATATTAATTCCACCTCTGATGTCCTCTATTAGTTTTTCTCTGTCAAAGGAAGGTATGTTAATTCCACCTCTAATATCTTCAATCAAAGCATCTCTATCAAAAGAAGGTGGTTTGGGTATATCAATACCGCTTCTAATATCTCTTATCAGTGCATCTCTATCAAATATAGGAGCTTCAGGAACCTTTATACTTCCTGTTATATCTTTAAATAATTCATCTCTTAAAGCATTTCTATCAAAAGATGGTATGTCTTCTTTTCTAGCAAAACCACTTAAATCAGGTGCCTTGTATTCAGGCATTTCTATACCTTCTCTAGCTATCGATAAAAAGTCATCTCTATAATCTTTAGGATTAAATTTAGGCAAGTCATCTATTCTTGCAAAGCCAGACAAGTCTGGTGCTTTGTATTCTGGTATATTTAAGTTATCTAATCTGTTTGTTAATCCAGCAATACCACTTTGTAAGTTAGACGGATCAAACTGAGGTAAATTA